GCTGTAAACCCTGCATTGAAGAATTGTAGTGGGAATTTAGATCCAGGTTCTATTAAATCCCTTTGAATGTGTTCAATGTAACCGTCAAACTTGGCATTACCATTAACCTCAAATGTTTCTACTTTAAATGGTTTATCTGTAACTATCTTCATTCCTGGTTTGGCTTTCTTTAAAGCATCTGCTTGAGTCTTGATGAACTGTTCTCCAGCATCTTCAAATTGAAACATCATTAACGGACTAGCATAAGAATGGAATATCTCAGGCATTGCGTGTTCCATCTTCTTCATCTGGATTAATGGTGAGTCATAGATGTCTCCTGATCTAGGATCTGTATAATCTGCTAATACGGAATGGTGTAATCCTCTACCAAATGGCTCTCTTGCTACATTGGTTAGTTTAAAGTGAATAACGTCTTGTGGTTTTAATTTAATATCCTTATTGTTTACGTGTTGTAGATAATATGCAATATTGCCTCTCTTATCCCTAACTATGCTTGAAATTGTTTGTATTGGTATCTCTAAGAACTCTGAACCTGTTGGATCTTTCTCATATATCAGATTTCCTACTCCAACGTAACTGTACAACCCATCCTCTAGTGTTTCGTGAAAATTTATCGTATCTAACCACTCCATTACCATATCTGCTACGGATTCTTTTTTTGCAGTTACTCTGAGTCCTTTTCCGAGTATCATTTGGATATATGTTTCATTTGATAAGTTTAATCTAGGATCTTTGTTTACTGCATCCAAAGTTTCAATAAATGGTCTGTCTGGTGATAGTTCTGACTCATAATCTGATACATTTATCTCACTTTTAGGGTTAAATGACTCAATTACCTTGATAGAACCCTCATATGGTACATCATTTGAGGTATTTTTAGGTAAAACTGCTCCTTTTGGCATAATAACATCGCCATTTCCTCTAATAATAGGAGAAACCATAGTATTTTGTAGTATTCTAGTATCATAGGAAGTAAAAAGGCATCAATGAGGTAAACAAATCACCTTGCTGCTATTGGTTATTCGCAGATCTAGCCTTTATATGACTTGAGAGGAGTTGAAAGAACAAAACCCCAAGTTAATATCCTAACTCTCAAGTCTATGATTATAATATACTAAACGATAATAAAAGTGTTACTAATCCCACTCTAGATATAACTCATCAGAGCCATTGACCCCTACTGCTGTGAGTCTGCTACCTGTTTTTTCTAATAATATCCTAACTTTTGTATTTCCTGACATGGTTGGAGTCTTTCCCTGTGCGAATGTCATGGTAAATGTACCATCTGCGTTTAATGTAAGTCCTGTTTGAGTAGAGAAAAGTGGTTTTCCCTCTTGTCCTAACAATCTGAATGTACCTGTGAATGTGTTTAGTGATGTTTCTGCTGTCGTGAAGGTATTGTCTCTATAAACAGTACCCGATAAGTCATATACTGAACTATCTGTATAGTCCTCCTGTACCCAAGTCTTTTGATCCAAATTCAGATAAAGTGACATTAAAGTTTATATAGCTTGTGGTTAATAAAGAAGTGATGCTTGCAAAGCACACACCAGCTCCAGAGTATCCCATTGTTAGAAACAAACAATTAGACGAATTACAGAAATTACACTTATACGAGGTTGTTACTTGGCCTATGCATTACCCTGATGAGATATGTATGAATATGTTACGTAAAAATGCTGATCCTAACGTTATACTGTTCATTGCGTTAATGAATGGCATCACACCTATAATGACCATTGGAGATCATAAGGCATTTATTGTAGATTTAACTCCAAAGAAGAAATCTAACCGATCCCTGCCATCGTACCTGACCCCATCTTATAGTAATACAAAGCAAGCAGAAAAGCATCTCCAAGATCAAAGGGATTCTGTCTAGTTTTATCCGTTCCACCTTTCTTGTTGAACTTTATAGTCATTAGTTGTGATTTGAGTTTCTTGAATCTTGGGTGAATCTCTACCTTCTGAAAGTCTATATGGTGTGCTGCATAATTTAACATCTTCTCTCCATACTGATTAAATGCTATTGATTGTACGTTCATGCTATATTTATCCCTAAGATCTCTTATCCCTTCAGGCCATGCAGAATCACAAAATATCCTTTTGGTCTGGAATCTTTGTGATAACTCTTTAATCTTGTTTACCGTATCAATGTAGGAAGCCCTTTCAAATGCCTCAGCATAGATGATGCTTTTCTTTCCTTTCCTTTTTTGTATTACACATATGCCAAATTCTGATGAACCAAATCCAGGATCAATTCCTATCACCCTGTCGTTTGTGTTATCTGCATCTTGCCAGTTGTACTCCTCCTTTGTACATAACTCAATTCCCTCTGGTGAGAATATATCCCCTACGTTCTTTCCCCATACACCTAGATACTCTCTCTCAAAGGAACGTGCTTCTGATGCTTTATCTATAAAGGTTTTCGAAAAGATTGAAGTTTTAGTTTTCGGATCGACTTTAAGACCTGCTTCAACATAAAAATGGAATCTTTCGTATATTGTTTTCTCTGCTCCTTTGGTAGGCTCTGACATAATGTCGTAAAAAAAGCCTGATGGTTCCTCTCCTGCTGTAGATACCCAAATAACCCAAGAATCTGACTTTCCAATATATCTCTCTCCGACTGTTCTAACAATGTTATCATCTCGAATTTTGAAGAACGCTGCTTCATCTCCAAAAAAGAGACTAACCTTTGGTTTACCTCTTGCTGAATGGATATTGTTTGACGGATAACACTTAATTCTTCCTCCGTTGACATCCATTTCGTATGCTCCATGATCTACGTATCCTAGTCCTCTCTTAGTTAAAAAGGCTTTGGATCTCCTTATCAAGTCCTGTGCCAAATCAACATTTGGGCCAGTAATTACCATAGCCTCTTTGTCCTGGAAATATGGATCAGTAAAGCATTTCCATAGTATCCATAGTAAGATAAACTCTGTAAGTCCTAATCCTGTTGCCTTGTATACGCAGAATTGTTTACAGGGATTAGTCCTTTGATCATCAGGTAATTCCATCTGCATTTTATCTAGTATCTGATTTTCATAGTCATAACAAGGGTGATATATTCCGTCTCTTTCAGGGCCACCATTTGGATAGAATATGTAATGCCAAAAACAACAATGATCTACTGTACTAAGAGAGTCCTTACACCAGAATACCTCAGGTACAATAGGAATATCTCTACTTGCTGCATCTGCAAGAATCTGATGTGTATCCCTACTCGCTAGACCCTTCGCCATCTTCCTCTACCTTATGTATTACCTCTGCAACAGGTTTTTGTGGTCGTAACTTGTTACGTTCCATTTTAAGTTTCTTGACCTGTAATGGTAATGCAGAATCCTGTAACATTTTAAATGAATCCAGTTTAATCTCGTGTCTAAACCTACTTAACTTAAGGTATAACTCCTTATCCATATCATCCAAGCCCTTGTCCTTTTCATGCACCATTAGATCCTCAACATCTGCTACATCATTCTCAAAGCCTGTTCTTGCACGAATAAACTCCCCGATATAGGTATCCATAGCATCTTCAGATATGGTATCCTCAAGGTCTTTCTCTATGTTTTTGATATGATAGTGTACTCCTGCTGGTGTTGTCTTTCCAAACTGTGACATTAGTTTAGTATCCTTGTTTATACCTTCAGTAATCTGGTATGCGTTCTTGCCAAAGAACATCCATTGGTTGAATATGTAATTCTTAAAGTCTTTTGATAACTCTGGGCCTCTTGTTCTAGTCAAGGTACTGTTCACAATCCTTACAGTTCATATTACCAAAGTGATTATCAGATCCACAATTTTTACATATAAGTCTTTTGGTCATGGTATCTTTGATTAATTCATAGTTAAAAAAGGTTTCTAAGAGGAAGTTACGTCTCCTCTTGTATACCGACTTGGTACAACGGAGTTAAGTTGGCTACCGTTAAGGGTAATCCAAGACACTCTGAATATACTCAGGTATACTAATATTTAAATGTTTGTATTGCTGTTCTACTATATAAACTTTCAAAACTTTTGAAAACTACATAATGAGATTAGTAAAAGTATGCGCATAGTTTGCGCTATGTTTATATACTAAACATTTTGGGATATATGGAATGTGTGTATTATGTATGTTATATTGTATGATGTTAATGTGTAGTATCAGTATCTCTATGTTTCCTCAGTATATATATGTATCGCTTTTTATGCGCATAGTTTTGTTCTTTTCGTTTTGTTGTTTTTGAAAGTTTTTAAAACTTAAATACTATAACAGCTCTCTAAAAAAGGTATATATACTAAATCATAATAACCATAATCATGTTATCCAATAGAGAGAAAGCACTAGTCATAGTATCCTACTACAAGGGTACAGGAGACAATGATGTCGCTAGAGGAGCTGAAATGAAACAAGCACATGGTATATCAGTAGAATGTTCTGATAAGATCCTGGATGAACTTGGTATTCACATAGACTTTGAGGAAGATTTTGAAGCCTTTATGAGAGAGTTAGATGTTATCACTCAAATTCTTACAAAGGAATATGATGGAGAGAAAAAGATAGGTTCTCCAAGAAAGCCAATATTCTGTAGAATATGCCAGGTGGAATATACGGACATTTGTACTAAACATTGTAACATACCTGACTCTTGGGAAGTTCGAGAGTAACCTTTTTATTATCTACCAAGTAGTACCATAGTATGACAGCACCTAAAGGAGTGAGTAGTAAATCATCAGGTTATAAAACCCATAGTTACTGTACTAATTGTGAAAAATGGAAAGAGGGTAAGCCTATACGATGTGATTACTGTAAACTCGCTTGCAGAATGAAATCTAAATATCTAAAGAGCAAGGAGGTTAAACGAATTGGATAGAGACTGTTGTAATCAAACCTGTGATAATAAAATATACACTAAAAGGGTACGATGTAGTAGGTGTAGAAGTACCAAAAAACATAACTGTATCATGTGTAATACTCAGGTGTCTAGTGCCAGTAAGTTATATTGTCTTTTTTGTCTAAAGTCTAAGGAATGGATGCAAAACATAAAGACAAAACCTTACATGGAATGTCTTTTTTGTGAGAAACAATTAACAGGCAATCAAAGAAAATACTGTAGTCATACCTGCTGGTATAAATATTCACGAGTAAATAAACCTAAATTAAGAAGATTTTTTGGCAGGCGACAACTTAATCAGAGTCCTAAAAAGGTATGTCAAATATGTGGCAAAATATCATACAGAATGGGTAGATCCCTATGTGATGGCCCTTGTGCTACAGCATACCATAGATATGGCATGAGACGATTCAGAAACAAAAACACTTAAATAGTCTGGTTCTGAGTGGTAATGTATGGTAGACATAATCAAAACATACTTTGATATTTGTGATTCAGCATACGAAAACTGGAAAGCATATACAGGAACATATCTTAAATACTGGGATAACAATTAAATATCCCTTTACTTTTTTACTATACAATGAAATATGTAATAACAGCAATATTACTCTTAATTATTCCAGGAGTAGTATACGCAGAAGAAGCAATGATTCAAGTACCTTTTGAGTCACATGGTACTTCATGCTGGTATGATGAGGAAACTATATTGTATCATTGTACTTGGCAAGGGGAACGTGAAATCTTCACTATACAGGACTTGGAGCAATTCAAGGAATATCTAAGTGAGGATACATATCAAGAGGAACTTGACAGATTGACAT